GCATATTATTAATCCTTGAATCTATTGTTTTTAGAAAGATTTATATCAGAAGGCAAGACTTGGAGATTCCAAGGGACATGAAGTCCACACACGGTCTTTCCTTGAAGGGGTACGATGTGGTCAACATGATATGTTTGACCTGTAACAGTTTCCAAGTCTTTAGCCAACCAATAGAAATTTTCAATCTCTATGAGATGAATCTTGGTTAACCAAGGTGGTGTTGCATTAAGTTTCCTAGACCTTCTTTTAGCCTCTTTGGCAGCAAACTTATCTAGGTTGCTTTTTCTATAAGCCTCGTGTTGCTTATTGAGTTTTTCTGTATTTTGCCGATACCTGTTTAGTTGGTATTCTCTTATTTTAGGGTTGGTTTGGTATTTTTGGTTAAGCCGGTCAGAATTTTCAGAGTAGTACTTCTGCCAGTAATCTGCAACCTTTTCACTCCCTGCACGTGAGGGTCGTGTATCACTACTGCACTTTTTACACCTTGGACTTAAGCCAGACTTGATATCTTTTCGTTTTGAATACTCTGACAAAGGTAAACTTATCTTACAACGAGTGCAAACCTTCTCTGTCATTCAGTTTCCTTTATCAGTGATAAATGTACCAAGCAATGGTAACAGGTGTGCAGTAGAAGGGGGCGTCAAGGAAACTTGTCCTGACTTCTGAGTAATCAATAGAAAGAATGATGGTTTCTTCTGTCGATGGGTCTGTGTAGCTGATGTCTGTTGTAGCAGCGAATCTGTCTAATAGAAGGTCTGCGTAGTCGTATCCAGCGCCAGAGCCTAGGCCTTCTGGAGTGCAGATTAAAACCGTGTACAATCCATCATACCGCTTTTGAGGGCTAAGACCCCGTACAGCAGGTCGAACAGAAGTGGGAACAAAGGTTGACTTAACGTAAGACACGCCATTAGTAGGTTTGAAAGGGACGTTTTGTCTTGCGATAGAGGGAAGCCCAACAGTACCAGAAAGGTGTGTATCAAGACAAGCCCTGAGGTTATTGATGATGGTCATTACCTTGCCTTCACTTGTTGTTCAGCCTGTTTAAATAGGATTGGTACCCTATTCTTGGCAGTGTCATAGATGTAATATCCGGGTTTATTCCAGTTCTTACCGCCTGTCTCGACAATGTTAGCATGGGCAGAGTTGTTAGATAAGCTAACTTTGGTTTGACCTTTAGGAAGACTATCAATTTGAGCAAAGACTTTTACTAAAGCCTCTGATTGCATAGCCTCTTTGTTTTGATTAGGTGGGCCAATGTATCGGATATTACCTGTGAATTGACCAGCAGCAGAGACTTCTGACACATTGTGAGACATTACATAAGTCCCCGTATCTACAGGAGAACTCTTAATGACTTCCTCTGCCAAGTTCTTCAAGAACAGGGTTCTAATGTCATCGACATCTTGTTGTACCTTACGAAGCCTATCCGTAAAAGATACGCCAATACCCCTGTTTAGTGCCATATCAATCCCTCACTTGTGCAGTATAGAACAGAACCTTGTCACCAGACCTAACCTCAAAGACTTTGATAATGTCCAGAAGATCATCACCACTAACAAGTTGGTCTGTAGGATTAGGTTTAGGGGTTGCAGAGCCATTGGTCAGTTTGGAACTGATAACAACACGACGATCACCGTTCAAGATAGAGTCAGAGTTGATTTCATCAATCTTGAAGTCGAAGAAGTAAGCCCTAACTGTATAGTCTGTAGCTGTTGTTGTGATAGTTCCAGTGTCATTGTTGTATGCACTCTCGTCTTGTTTCCTGAGAGTAATGTTTGTACCATGCTCTTTAAGCAGCATGTTTAGGGTGTATGTATCAAATGCCATCAGGTTGATCAGGGATAAACGTACCGCCTGCCTCTACGTTATCGAACTGGTTCACACCAAAAGCAGGACGAACCCGTGTAGGGTCTTCGTTAGCTTCAAACATATCGACACGAAGGATACCACCAGCAAAGACACCAATGGATTTACCGGAAGCCTTCTTGGCTTGATTTTCAATCTGTACAGCAAGTTGCTGATACTGTTTTGCTCTTGTACTATACTTTGCACTGATTGCATTGTCGAGTGTAGTGTCAACAAGACGACTAAACTTAGCAGCAACCAAACGACAAACCAAGGCACCAGCATAGTACACGTTATCGTTACTTTGAGACAGAGCAAATGCAATTTCTTCGTTCTGAACAAGTTCATCAGAACTATCT